AATGTCACCTGAAGAAGCCTATCTCAAAGTATATAAGACCAATAATGTCGCATATGCAAAAGAACGCTCTGCAATTTTAGTTAAACAAGAAAGAGTGGTTATGGCTGTAAAAGAAGAATTAGATGATGTCTTTAAGAAATTAGGGATTGATCTAGAGTTTTTAATTTCAAAAGCAAAAGACGAACTTGAATTGAGTGACCGAGCCTCAGACAGGTTAAAAGCATTGCAGATGCTATGGGATGCTGCCGATGTGGTTCCAAAAGGAACCAAGGTAACTGCCTTAACGGGTGCGGTATTTCAAGGTTTTAATCAAGATTCATTACAAGATGCCCAAAGACCACAACTCAAGGAAAAGTAATGGTGGATTTTCTAGCAGTATACTCAGAAGCGGGTATGATAGGTGTCGTAGGGGCTATGTTTTGCTTTATGGTTTACTCTATGAACAAAAGAGGAAACGAACAAGCTCAAGCGTTGAAGGAATTGGAGATAGAGAACAAGGGCCAATCGGAAACGCTAGAGAATATGGAAGGAATGGTAATAAAACTAATAAATAGATGGAATCAATCAGATGATAAATTGGATAGAAAATTTGATGCACTCAATAAAGAAATCAATGATTTGGATAATCAAGTATCTGAGATCAAAGGTAGTTTGAGTAGGGTTAATGGAAAGACTTAATGAGTAAACCAACATTATTAAGCTTAATAACAAAGGGAAAGTACAAGACCTCAAAGGACTTACCACCGATAGATGATAAATTGCAGTTTGCAATGGAAATGCTTGGTGCCCCGACAAAAGCAAAAGAACCTTCGTTGGTTAATCTTGCTTTAACGTTGCCTTTTGCGGGACCAATCAGTAAACTAAAAAAAGCTCTCGATTCTACAAAAAAGTTTGATAAGTATATGTCAGCAGGAGGAATGAATCGAAGAAAATATCTTGACGATGTTGCTTCAGGTCAAAAAACATATGATATTAAAAAATTAGCAACTGAAAGTAAAGAATATGTTAAAAATTGGATGGATACTTATCGGGCAGATACAGACCAAATCAAAAAAAGGATGTTTACTCAAAATTTAGACGATGTACCAGTTCAATTTAAAGATTTAAAGTGGAACCCAGCACCTGGAGGAAGTTCTACTATAGGTGCCTACAGTCCATCTGAAAATGCTGTTAAAGTAAATCGTAAATTGTTTTATGACCCTGATTGGATGAGAGCATTTGCTTATTCAATGAAAAGGACCCCTAAAGATGTAACAAAAGCTAATTTAATTCATGAGTATGTTCATGCCTTAACAAAAGGAAATAAAGGTCTAGGAAAAAGATTTAAAGCGTTAGTTGATGACGCATTGCAAGAAAGCATTCGCACAGACGGAGCTAGTAAACTACCAGGTTGGAAATATGAAGCTGTAATTTCGGGAAGATCAATTCCTATGGAAAAAAAGTACTGGGATTATCTTCGACAACCAACAGAGGTTTATGCTCGAATATTTGAACTTCGTTATGATTTAGGAGAAACTGCATTAGAACTGTCAAAAGGCTATACAAAATTAGACCCTAAATTGAAAAAAGTAAATAAAGCCTATGCTGAATTATCGACCATTTTATCCGATAAACAAATAGAAAGATTATACAACAAACTCCCCGCATTACTGCCCTTTGGTTCCATTCCATTAGCCAAAGGTAAAGATGACAAAAATAGAAAATATTAGTGTTCAAGAAGAAGCATTAGAACTAGCTAAAAAAGATTTAATCAGTTTCGGGAAGTTATTTCTTCCTGATGACTTTATGAGAAGTGAAACTCCTCCGTTTCACTATGAAGTAGCAGATGCCATTAATGATCCAAAAAATAAACAAGTGGCTATTATATTACCTCGTGGTCATGGAAAGACCGTACTAACCAAAGCCTCTATTCTCCATGACTTTTTATTCGCCTCTGAGCCACATTTCTATGGATGGGTGTCTGCTACTCAAAAACTTGCTACAGGCAATATGGATTATGTGAAATATCACTTAGAGTATAATGAGAAAATTCATTATTACTTTGGTCAACAAAAAGGCAAGAAATGGACTGAAGAGGATATTGAACTTGTAAATGGTTGTAAACTTGTTTGTAAATCGAACATCTCAGGAATTCGTGGTGGTGCAAAACTACATAAACGATATGACCTGATAATATTGGATGATTTTGAAGATGAGAATAATACACTTACTCCAGAGAGTAGAGCAAAAAATGGAAACCTTATCACTGCGGTTGTTTATCCTGCTTTGGAGCCTCATACTGGTAGGCTTCGTATCAATGGTACACCTGTGCATTTTGATAGCTTTATTAACAACTTACTTGTAAATCACGAAAAGGCTAAAAAAGAAAAGCGAGATTTTGCTTGGAATGTAATCACCTATACAGCAATTGATAAAAAGGGAAATTCTTTGTGGAATAGTTGGTTTCCAGTATCTAAGCTAGAAGAAAAAAAGAAGTTTTATCAAGATTCGGGTATGCCTCATAAGTTTCATCAAGAGTATATGATGCAGGTGCAGAGTGAAGAAGATTCTATCTTCAATCGAAAGCATTTAAAATATCACGATGGAAAGTTTAGCATTGACAATGAAACGGGAATTCCGATGTTTTATGTCGATGGAACCGAAACTCCATTAAATGTATTTGCTGGATTAGACCCTGCAACCGATTCGATGCGTTCTACTTCTGACTATTCGGTAATTATGGTAATTGGAGTAGACGAACATAACAATGTTTATGTATTGGACTATATTCGCAAACGAGGTCTTCCTGTTTTAGGAATTCCTGGAGAAGGGAAGATTGGTATCGTGGATCATATGTTTCAGATACAACATCAGTACAATCCAAATCTTTTTGTTGTTGAAGACACTACAATGTCTCGACCTATTTTTCAAGCACTTCGCAGTGAAATGAGAAGGCGAAATGATTTTAGTGTCAAGTTTAAAGAAGAAAAACCTGGCACTAGAATGAGCAAACTTGACAGGATACAAGAAATTCTTGCACAACGATTTGCAATCGGTTCTGTACATATTAGAAAAACTCATTTTGATTTAGAGCACGAAGTGTTAACTTTTGGTCCCCGCATGGCTCATGATGATACGATTGATGCATTAGCCTACGCCTGTAAATACGCTTCACCCCCAAAAAACCTATCACTCTCAAGACAAGGTATTTATTCAAAATACAAACCCAAAGCAAAAAGTTGGGTTGTTGCATAAGGAGAGTATATGGACTTTAAAGCAGTCATGTTACAGGTAGCCGAAGCACAGGCAGACCAATTTAAAGATAAAGCAGTTGCGTGGGTTCAGTCTGAAGAATTTCAGGAAGAACTGGCGACTAAAATCAATAAAAAAATCGACATTCCTTTTGTGGATGAAGAAAAAGAGCAAATCTTTTTTGAGAGATGTGTTGATTTAGTTGCTGATGTTATTGAAGGATTATTTAAAGGGAAATAGTCTTGACGCAAAAGGAAAAAGCGGACAGAGTTAAATCCTTATTTGACTCGTTAAACGACCAACATCGGGTTGATTGGGAAACCGTCAATCAAGAAGGGTATGACTTTTATTTAGATAATCAATTATCCAAAGAAGAGTATGAAGCATTAACTGAACAAGGAATGCCAACCTTTACGGTAAACAGAATTATACCTGTTGTTGAAATGTTAAACTTCTACGCTACGGCAAACAATCCTCGATGGCAAGCCGTAGCGAGAGAAGGAAGTGATAGTGATGTTGCCGCAGTCTTTTCAGATGTCGCAGATTATATTTGGTCTGAGTCAGATGGTTCTACTTTGTATTCGAATGTAATTAATGATGCAATTACCAAAAGTGTTGGATACTTAATGGTGGATGTTGACCCAAATAAAGATAGGGGTATGGGAGAAGTAGTTGTTAAAAATCCAAATTCATTTGATTTGTGGGTAGACCCTAAATCAAGAGATCCTTTATTTCGGGATGCGAGTCATATTATTATTCGTAAAGTAATGCCAAAGGAACAACTTATCGCTTTGTATCCCGAATATTCTGCTAAAATCAAAAAAGCAAAAGGCACTTTTTCTGAATATAACTATTCTCCAAACGAAGTTATTTCTGCTGACTTTCAAATAAATGATATAAATGAAGCTTACAATAAAGATGGTGGTGATTCTCCACTAATAGATTATCTTGAATGCTTTGAAAAAGAAGCAAGGTGCTTTTATAATGTATTTATTCAGATTCCTCCAAAGCCAGAAGATTTAACAATGGCCCAAGAGCAAATTGAAATGCAAATGGAAGAGGCTTCTAAAGAGATGGAAGTCAAACTCCAAGAAATGCAAATGCAATTGCAACAAGCAGTTGATAGTGGCGAAATGATCCCTGAGCGAATGGCATTAGAAATTGAAAAGGCAGTTAAGCAGAATGAAGCTCAATTGGCTCAAATGTCTCAAGAGCTTTTGTATGAGGCTCAAAAAGAATTAACAATTACAGAAAATAAAATTATTTCTGAAAAAGCGTATAATATTTTATTAAAAGACCCTACATCATCAAAATATATTGTTGATGCTATTAAGTTCTTTAAACATATTGTAAAATTAACCTGTACTGTTGGCGACCAGTTCATCAAGGAACGCGACCTTCCGAGTGAACACTACCCAATCATCCCTTTCACATATAAATGGACTGGTACGCCTTTTCCAATGAGTGCAGTTTCCCCATTAGTAGGTAAGCAGAAAGAAATCAACAAAGCACACCAGCTTATGGTACATAATGCATCACTAGGTTCTAGTTTACGGTGGATGTATGAAGAAGGTTCGGTTGACACTGCTTATTGGGAAAAATATAGTGCTTCTCCAGGAGCGTTACTTCCTGTAAATAGCGGGTATGAAGCTCCAACTCCTGTAATGCCAATGCAATTATCCAATGCGTTTGCAAATGTCGTTGAAGGTGGAAAGCAAGAGATGGAGTATTTAGCAGGTATTTATTCTCAGGCAATGGGAAATCCAAATGAGCAATCAGAAACTTATCGTGGCATGTTAGCATTGGATGAATATGGAACTCGTAGAGTAAAACAATGGATGAAAGCATCAATTGAACCTGCATTGGTACAATTAGGAAAGGTTGTTCGAGATTATTCTCAAGCGGTTTATAAAGCCCATAAAGTATTTCGACTGGTCCAACCAAATAGCTTAATGGAAGAAGGAAAGCAAGTTGAACTGAATAAACCTATTTACAATGATATGGGTGAGGCAGTAGGGAAATTTTTAGATTATGAAAGTGCCAAATTTGATGTTCGAATTATTGGAGGTTCTACACTTCCTGTTAACCGTTGGGCATATTTGGCTGAATTAAAAGAATTATTAAAGCTTGGCGTTGTCGATGATATTGCTGTTCTTGCTGAAACAGATGTAAGGCAGAAAGATAAGATAGCCGAGCGTAAATCTCTGTATGCACAAATGCAGAGTCAGATTTCCGAATTGGAAGAAAAAGTAAAAGACCAAGACGGAATTATGCAGACCCTTGAAAGGCAACTCGTTCAATCGGGTATTAAAGCCAAGGTAATGCAAGTTGAGAACGAAGTGAGAAAAACTGCGGGAGATGCTCAATTAAAAATGAAAGATACAGAGCGTAAGATGGCAGCCGATAAAGAGATGACCAAAGATAAACTTCGTTTAATTGAACAACAACAAAAACAAAGGAAAGCAAATGGAAACTGATTCAATGGCAAACCCAGAGGTTGAAGATAATACTGTTCCACAGGAAGCAGTAACCGATTCAATTTTTGGCTCCACTGACGATTTCTTTGCCGATCTAGACCGAGAGGTCAATGGGGCTATCTTAGATAACCCCGAACCACAACCAGTGGAAGAATCGGTAACTCAGGCTCCTGTGGAAACACAAGGTAACCCTGACTCTGAAGAAACTACGGTTAACTATGAGAAACGGTATCAAGATTCTTCTAGGGAAGCACAAAAAATGAAAGCAGAACTAGATGAAGTGAAACCGTTTATGCCTTTACTTCAGCGTATGAATGAAGATGAAGGCTTGGTAGAAACAGTTAAAGACTACTTAGTTAACGGAAAACCGTCTACTCAACTAGAACTTCCTGAAGATTTCGATTTCGATATTCAGGATGCTATTAGTAATCCGACCTCCGATTCAGCTAAATACTTTAACTCGCTGATGGACAATGCGGTAACTCAAAAAGTGAATACTATCATGGGTGCAGAGAAAGAAAAAACTCAGCAACAACAAGCTCAACAGCAACAAGCAAAAGATGCTGAAGAGTTTAAACAACGCATGAAAGTTAATGATGAACAATTCTCAGAAATGATGGATTGGGCAAACAATCACAATATGACTTATGACGACCTTCATTACTTAAAGAATCGTGATAAGATTTCTGCAAATGTTAGTAATGCAACGAGAAAAGATATGTTGAATCAAATGCAGTCTGTACGGGAAATCCCAACTTCACAGAGCAATGTAAATTCTGTTGAAGTTAGTGAAGACCCAAACAAATCTGTATTGGATGCTATTAAAAATCTAGATGGGGGAACAGACAACCTTTTCGGTTAACTGAGTTAAAATGAAAAGGAGGAAATAATGGCTGATAGTCCTTTATTTCTAAGTACTCATGGTCAACAACCTGCTGTAACTGCTGATCAGTCAAAGATTGGTGACTTACGGAGACGGTATAACTTTGGTGCATCTGTATCAGAGTTAGCTATTGACCAGACCCCATTTTTTAGATTTGTTTCGCAAGTAGCGAACAATCCAACCGATGACCCTGAATTCAAATCAACTGAAGAGCGTTCAAGTTGGCATAAGCGCTATGCTCATATTGTAGCTGTTGATAATGATGCTGATGCTAGTACTACACTAAAAACAGATGCTAATTATTCTGCTGACCATGCATCTACTAGTGCATTTGCAGTTGCAAATCACGCAGCTGGTGGTCTATTTGCAGTTAAAATGGAATCTGATTTTAATAGCCAAGGTAACATTCAAAGTGTACTTGGGCAATCAGGTGTAACAATGGGTGGCGATAATACAAAGCCAATCTGGCTTTTAAAGGGTCAACTTTTAAAAGTTCCAGTTCAGGTTGCTGCTGCAATAGATGGTGCGACTATATCAAGAAACGACTATATGATTTGTTCTGTTGAGGATTTTGATACTCTCACAACAGATACTGAATCAGTAGGTGTTTTACTGAAATGCATTAGACCTGTAGCGGTTAGTGGAACTGAAAGATGTGTTCCAATGGGAACTTCTTTTGCTAGTTCAAAATGGACAATTGTAGCTGCATCTGCAGAAGCAAATAAAGTCTACGCGGTTGGTTCAGCACATGCTGAAGGTAGTTCATTCCCATCTAGTTATAAAGATACGCCATATATGGTTCGTACTGGATATACGCAGATCTTTAAGACTACTTGTCAGATGACTAATACTGCTAGAGCGACTCAGTTAAAGCTAGTTCCAGATGAATGGGCTCGTATATGGAAGAATAAACTCATTGAGCATAAATATGACATTGAGCAGTCTCTTCTATTTGGGCGTGGTTCAAAAGTTGGTACTACTGGTTATACTCAAGGTATTATTGATTTTGCTCTTCAAGAAGGAAATATCTTCGGATGGACTTCTAGTAAGTCTCAAGATGATTTTCTTGACGATATGAGTAATTTCCTAGACCCTCGTTATAACAATGCAAATGCTACATTATTTATGTGTAGTACTGAAGTGTATAACTGGCTCCATAAGATTAGTGGCTATTTATCTCAGAATGTTTCTCAGGTAAAAGATGGCTCTGGTGTTTATGGTCGTTATGATATGGCAATCTCTGGTAAATCAAAGAAATTTGGTTTAGACATCACAACTATCTCTACACCTTATGGTGATATGAATGTTACTCGTAACATCCATCTTGATAGTGGTCAAGGCGGTGCCCATATTGTTGGTGTTAACATGAAGCATGTTAAATATAGACCACTTGCTGGTAACGGGCTAAATCGTGATACTTCAATTTATGTTGGAGTTCAATCACTTGAGAATACAGGTGTTGACCGTAGAATCGACCTCATTCAAACTGAGGCTGGTCTACAGGTTAATATGCCTGAGGCTCACGCGGTTTGGAAATAATCTAGCCTAGGTTAATGTTGTTGGGGAGGGTTTTCTCCTCCCCAATGACTCTAAGGAAGAATTATGGCACATTGGAGTGATCAAATAC